GTCACGAAGGTCGCATGGCCGACCAGAAGTCAGTCGTTTCTTTCCGCGAAGAATCTCGTGACAAGCTGGCTTACTGGCTCAGCGACCGCATTGACCAGCTCGCGTTCCTTACCCTGGCTGGTATCGGCTATACCCAGCGTAACGCAGGGGGCACCCGTGTCGGTTCCGACCTTCAGTATCTCGAGTTTGCTGCTGACGTCACGACACCTTCTTCCAAGCGCTACGCTCGGTGGGACGGTGCAAGTAACAAGGTTCTTTCGTGGGGCACCGGTTCTTCGGCGGTCACTGCGGCGGACACCCCGACTTGGGGTATGTTTGTCCAGGCCAAGGCATACGCCAAGGATAACTATATCCGGGGCATTAAGAGCAAGGGCGGCGAAGAGATTTATCACGCCTTCCTGTCTCCGACCGCCATGGCGAAGCTGAAGCTCGACGATACGTATCTGCAGAACTTGCGTTACGCCGTGACTCGTGGTGACGACAACAACCTCTTCACGGGCACCAGCGTGAAGATCGACGGGATCGTCCTGCATGAGTTCCGCCATGTTCCGAATACTCGTCTCGCAGCTTCGGGAAGCAAATTCGGCGCGAGTGGTACGATTGACGGGTGTCAGATTCTGTTCTGCGGTGCGCAGGCGCTCGGAATGGCCGACATCGGTAACCCGGAGTGGGTCGAAAAGGGCTTTGACTACGAGAATCAACAGGGTATTTCTACTGGCAAGATTCTCGGCTTCAAGAAGCCTCAGTTCTACAGTCAGTACAGCGGCGGTACGACTGAGGATTTCGGCGTGATCTCTATCTACACCGCGCAATAAGGAGGCGACCATGGCTGTTATCAAGCGCACTCGTTCCGCTCAGTACCCACTGGTCGCGGACTTTGTTTTCAATTACAACGACGGCTTCCCGGTTCTGTCGGCGCTCAACTCGGCATCGCAGGATCTGAATCCCCGTCCGACGGTCACGGACTTCGGTTCGAAGACGCAGCCTTCGGGGATGCTTTCCGGGGCGACGTATGTGGCGAACACCAACGCCGCCGCGTGCTACTTCGAGATGATTTCGCTTCCGCTTGGCGCACAAGTCATCGGCGGCGACGTGCAGATCGAGGTTCCGTATGCGGGGCCGAGCACTGTCACGTTGGCGATTGGTGACGCTCAGACTAGCGCAAGTTACTTCACCGCAGCTACGTTGCTGGCGACTAGCTTCACTAACCAGCCGACGACTCTGACTAACGCGGGTAGTGACCCGCGTGTTTGCACGATGGGTAACGCTACGGCCAACGGTGTCAGTGCGGTTGGCCAAGTCATTACGGTGTCGGGCTGTACCGGTGCGTCGGCGGCGTACAACGGCGTTTTCACGGTCGATTCGTACAGTGCCACTCAGGTAGTGTTTACGAATCCGAACCTGACGACTTCGCTGACCCTGGCAGGCACCATCGCTGCGACGTACGCTCCGGTTCGTGCTGCACTGCTGATTCCTGGTATCGAATCTGCGGGCTCGCCAAGTGGTGCGCAAGACGCTGCTGCTGGTTATGATCTGCGCGGTACGCTGACTTTCTCCGGTGGTCAGGCTGCCACTCAAGGTCGAGTCCGAGTCCGGGTGATGTACGAGATCGACGGCAAGGCTAACGAGGTTATTTCCACCTAAGCCTCTTCTTTGCGGGACCGAAAGGTCCCGCTCTTTTATCTGACGGAGATGTGAAATGGCACTGTTCGTGCTGCAGAGAAACTACACCCATGGTAGTTTGAGGGGCCATATGATCACCTTTCGAAAAGGCGAGCCGACGTATGTGCCACCTGAGTGTCATCGGGAAGTGATTCAAATCGGGGCGATCCCAGTTGATGCATCTGGCGAAGTCGATCTGTTGGAGCCTGAAACACCCGTATCAGTTGAGCCTACTGCTGAAGAGCGTACCGAGCAGCTCATTGCTGCGTTCGAATTGCTTGAGGAGCGTAATAGGCGCAAGGACTTCACTGGCCAGGGCATTCCTTCGATCACCGCGCTGGCTGCGATTGTGGATTTCGATGTGACTCGTCGCGAAGTGGAAGACTTGTGGCGGCAGTATCGCGAAAACAAGGGTACTGAGCAGTGAAAGTCCAGGAGCTGTACGATCAGTTTCGCTCTGACGCGATGGACACAGTTGCTCCGTATCTATGGAGCGACACGAACGTCTACCGCTATATGGACGATGCTTACAAAATGTTCGTACGGCTCACCGGTGGCATCGGTGACTTCACGACACAGGATGTTGCTATTGCCACAGGGACATTGACGGTAACAGGTAGCAGTGGGAATTTCACCAAAGTTACTGTAAACGGTGTAGATATTTTGGGAGGGGCGGTGACGTACACCACTTCACCCACAGTGACTGCGGCGGCACTCGTGACGCAGATCAACGCAGCGAAAGTCGCAACAGCGAATACCTTCTTCACTGCCTCGTCAGTTGGTGCAGTTGTAACCCTGACAACGAACCCAGGCTTCGGTGCCATGCCAAACGGCTGGGCTGTCAGTTCGACTGGGACTTGTAGTGCGACGTATACTCCGATGAGTGGCGGGCAGAACGGGATTACTCAAGTGGCGATTGTCGCAGGATCGAATGTGGCCACATACGACACACGTATCTTGCGCATCATAAAAGCTTACCGGGCCTCGGACGGGGCAGAGATCGAGGTAAAGAACCAGGGCGACTTGACCTTTTCTCGAGACAGCGATTACGGCATGGTGCGACCTGTTTACATGGACTCGACTCCGGGGCAGGTGCGTTATATGGTAATTGGTTCGGAAAATGGTAAGTGCCGGTGGGTCCAAGTGCCGTTGATCAACGATACGGCGCAACTTTATGTGTTTCGCTTGCCGTTGGTCAATATCGATCCGTCTTCACCCAATCCCACCTTTGCTTTCGACGGAGTTGATGAAGAGCACCATACGCATTTGGCACTATGGATGCGAAGGTGCGCCCATCTCAAACAGGATGCGGAAACATTCGACAAAGGAAAGGCGGCGGAATTCGACACGCTGTTCCGAGCGTACTGCGTCGAGGCGAAGGCAGAACTCGAGCGCCGCAGAGCTAAAGTGAGGGTAGTGGCATATGGGGGGATCTAGCCCGATGTGGGACGGAGTTGAACGCCGTCAAGGGACGTGGTCTTTGGCCCAGGTAGAGGATGCTTTTGATCGAGGGCTACGTGAGCACGAAAGGCGTGAGAAGGAGTTTGTCGACGAAAAGATCGACATGATTTTGCGAGCATTTCCCGAAGGGCTAGAAGCACATAGAGAGGGGCATTTGGCACAGGCACGGGCAGCTCACGCACAAGAAGAGTTTTACCGTTCTTTGAAGGAGGACCTCGCAAAGAAATCAATATGGGGCATTCTCCAAATCTTTGCGTTCTTTATTATTGCAGGGGTGGCTGCGAAATTTGGCATTAACCTCGCGAGTTTAGCGTTTTGGCAATGAGCAGCCGCACTTTCCTTCTGTTTCGAGAATCCACTAACCTCGGTAAACTCTATTTTGGTGGCAGACTGCTTTGCCATACTCGGGAAGATGAACCGACTTTGCCATTTGGCAAGTACAAGTTGACGTTGTCGTTTTCGCACAAATTCGACGAGCACTTGCCCCTGATCCATGCGGGGCCACAAGCGCCCGACGCTTGGATTTATGGGGGAGACCCAGTACCAAATACCAAAGGGAGTATTTTCGTCGGACGAATCCGTACAATTGCGGGGGTGCAGAAGTGCCCCGACACGATTCGACAAATCATCTCACTGGTGCAGGACGTAGAAGATAGCGGGGACACCCCACTGTTGGAGATTCGGTAATGGCTGTGGATAGTCAGTGGGCGAATACCGCGCTTCTCCTCCCCCTTAGCAACGACATACTCGATGCGAAGGGGCACACCATTACGGCAAGCAACGGCGCTGCGTTATCTTCCGCTGTTGGTACTCCGTTTGGTGCAGGAAACTCACTGTATTGCGACGGAGTGAACGACGTTGTTACTGGTACGAGCCCTGATTTTGGCATAGGTTCAGGGGATTGCTCTATTCAGTTTTGGTTTTATCCCGTAACTGGTGGGCACGGAGCAGCGTGGGGTCGATTGTTTACGATTGGACCAGACAGCACAAACGGCTCGTTGTATA